GTTCAACGAATCAATATCTCGGGTAAACGGAAAAACATGGAAGTCCCATCCACAAAGTTTAACAACACTAACACCCACACTGGTCGGCAGGTAAACGTTCTCACCCGCAAACTCGGACAACACTTCAAGCAGAGTGGGGTCCGAACCCCACCGTCGGTAGTCATGATTCCCCGGACACATCACTACCGGAACAAGAGCGGCCAGGTCTTCAAACTTCTTAATCGTGAGTTTGAGCACCTGTGAGTCCACGAAATTCTTTAGGTGAAAAACATCCCCAACAAAACACACCACTTCTACCCCAAGTTTCACCACATCTTCGGAAATCAAATCCAAACAAAGCAGATGCTCAAGCAACCGTGAGTTTACCCCCTCCGTCACCATCGAGAACTCTTGGTAGTTGTGGGCATGAAAATCCGAAAACACAAGAACCTTCATCGATATCTCTCCATTAACTGCCTCCGATTATGAAGTGACTGAAATGGAACCACAAACGGAACCGGATTTTCAAGAATCTGGTCAAATCCATACTGATTCGAAATCTCATACACCATTTCCGTAATATCTGCCTTCGAAGTCGGAATCCACCCTTCCCGAAGTTCATTCTCTGGAACCACACGAAACGTAATTAGTTCCAGCATCTTCTGGTACTCAGTCCGTTGTTCATTCCAGAGTTTCTCTAACGAACGATGACACGGTTGCCAGTTCTTCTCAATCCCCTGACGGAGATAACCAATCACAACTTTAGCCTTCTCCGGTCCAATTCCACGTACGCCTGGTAGATTATCACTAGGGTCCCCAACAAGCGCTTTGTACATCACATAGTACTCTACAGGAAAACCGAAACGTTGTTCCACTTCGTCCTTCGTATAGAGAATCTGCTTGACCGGTGAGTAAACCACGACCTCCGGATACATTGATAATAACTGCAACATGTCGGAATCCGTTGATACAACGAACGCCTGCTCCTCCACTCGAAATCGAGACGACAACAAACTAAAGATAACATCGTCCGCTTCCCGGTGGGACACACAAATCTGGTCAACACCAAGTTTCGAAATACTCTCCCTCAATTTCGATAACTGAGTGAAAAACAAATCTCTCTCTCGTTTCTCTTCCTCGGTCCGTTCGATTTCCCTACGTTTATAGTTAGGAAACAAAAGAACACGGAAGGGGTCATGTCCCCCGTCCCACACAACAACAACATTCGACGGAGAAAACAGGTTCAAGTAGTTTCGGAGCATAACAAGGCCAATCTTAATCACCTCAGTTCGCTGACCATTAAACGACAACGGGGCCTGGCCAAACGCTCGCCAACCCAGATTATTACCATCAATTACCAGGAGAGAACTGACTTCAGGTTCCATGATACAACTCAATCAAACTTTTTAGCTCCCGAAGTGATAAAACTGGTAGTCCTTTGTAAACGTCCCCGACGCTCGCATTCGTCACCGCGAACATGTCACCACTCCGAGCTTTCATACAAACCACATGCTTTTCAAGAAACGGACTACCCTCCGGACACGGACGGTTAACTCTTAACTCGTGACCTAGAATCTGGTAAACGAGCTGACGAACTAGCGTACGATCCCCTCTTCGTAAGTGAATTTTCAACAGCATGACCTTGTTCATAGAGTCTTCACATACTCTTCGTATTCTTGAGGAAAATCGACGAGCCGAAACTTCTTCGTACTTCCTGGAAATGCGTACCAACCAGCCGTACTGATAACCTCCCCATGACGAACCATATAGTCCAACAACCCAGAGTACTTATCAATCGGTTCGTCGGTTCGCATCTCAAAGTTCACCACACCAAACGGACGACACACCCTTGACTTCGTTACTTCAATTCGTCCTTTGTACCCTTCAATCTCCTTCGTCTCCTCATTACGAATCGCACCGGACAAGAAACAATGAATGCGAAGTGAGGCCGTGAACTTTATCATTCGTCCACCCACAGTATCGACCTTCTCCCCATACAACACCCCAATCTTGTCCCGAATCTGGTTGATAAAGATTAGACACGTTTTGCTCTGGTACACTTGTGCCATAATCTTTTTCAACCCATCAGAGATGACCTTCGCACGTCGCATCGAGGCTTCATTACGACCAATTTCTTTTTCTATGTCCTCAAGACCTGGGGTAGCCGCAACCGAGTCCCACACAATCGTTAACAATTTGTCCGGGTCATCCTCCCGTAACAACTTCATGCCTGTTTCAACAATTCGAAAAACATCCTCAATACTCCTCAACTCCGTGTCCGGATTCGGATAGAAGAAACTATCTCCTTTCAAAGAGACACCGGTCAAATCAACCAGACCTTGGTCAAGGGCTCGCTCTGTATCAATTAAAATCGCACGACCCCCAAGTCTTTGTGTTTCCGCAATTACATGACACGCAATTCTACTCTTTCCGGTACTAAAATCCCCATAGATTTCGGTAAGTTTCCCTGCTGGAATTCCACCACCAACCACCCGGTCAATCGCCAGTATACCAGTTGGAACTCGAAACTTAACTAGCTCGTTGATCTTGTCTTCTAGATTTATCGTCCCCAGTTTTGAATGTAACTCACTAACACGAGTCATCGGCTACCTCAACACAATCTTACTTCTTTCGTAACCGGTTTTTCGCAGCCTCAATCTTTTTCCGAATCTCTTCCAATTTTTCTTGTGACGGATTAGGGGACGTAGTGACCGGACTGGACACCTGAGCCTTTACCGGAGAAGTGGGGGGCGTCTTCACTGGAGTGGGAGACGTCTTCACTGGAGTAGTTGTTTTTGAAACAGACGGAGTGGACTTGGGGACGGATGGTGAAGAGGACTTAGTAGTACTAACTGCGGACTTCGTCACTTCAACTCCCGGTTTGGCGTTAAGTTGTGCTTGCTCGGCTCGTTTACGAAATTCCTCAATCTCCTTCTGCTGAGCCTCAAGCCGTGCCATCAGTTCATCCATCGACGGCGACGCAACCACAGTAGTAGGTCCCTGATTGTCTGCTTGCTCCGAAACAGGTTCTTCACTCGGGTTCGAAGGTTCAACAACCACTTCTTCCTGTTTCGCATCTTCCTCTTCGTGGACTTTCCGCATCTCATCCCGTAGAAACTCACGCTCTTCAGGCGTTCCGAATGTTTTAATCGCGGCCACATCATAATCAACCTCCGGATAGAGTGCAGTCACGTCCAAATCAACAACCTGTGTTGACCAAAGAGCCTTCTCCTCCGGTGTTCCAAGAGGACTGGGGTCCATCGGCATCACACTGTACATCGACTGCGGGGGCGCTTTCTTGTCCAGAATAATCATGATATCTCGTCCGGGAGCTACAACATTTCCGTGTTCGTCCTCTTTGTCAAACAGATTGGACATACGGCCCCTAGTTGCATAGATATTCATGATTCTCTGGTACACAGCCTGGGCCGGAGCTTCATACAACTTTATCCCCTCTTCAGGATGCTCACGGTCAATAATGTTGAACACCCCGAATCTCCTAGGACGATACTTCGCTGCCTCCTCAGGCTTACGTTCCTGAAGCAACCGAAACATCTCCTCACATGCCGGGCATTTCTTTCCGTAGGTTTCACGGTTACAAACAAAACGTTCGATCTTACCATCCTCATCATGCTTGACAAAATGAACCGCGGCATACAGATGGTATGAAAACCTACTCCCAGCACGCTGGGGAAGAAGCCGTATGATGTTCCCATTGGGACCGTCCTTCGGCCTCCAGTACCGTTCGGACCAGTCGAACCCTTGTGTTCGTTTTCGTTCCTGGTCCACAACCCGTTGGGCCTCACCCATATCGGGTTCACCAAAAAGTTTTGCCATGATAAAACCTCCTGTTAAAGTTTAACTTGTTCCTTCTTAATGTATATCGACGGGTCCGACTGAACCCGCATGTTCGAAGCCAACGAAATCAGAATATCTTTTCGTTGATAAAACGACTCTTTGATAGCTCCAAGAATCCCAGCATTCTTACGAGCAACTGAGACGTTGTCTTGGGCCTCCCGATACGTTGGGTCAAGCCGAATTTTGTTTTTTATCATTGTCTCTGTGACCTTCTCACCGCCGGTCTCCTTACGAAACCTCTCATCAAGTGCGGCCTCTGTTAGGTCCAGCACGGCTTTCATATCAGCAAGTTCCGCCTGCGCAACTTCATACAACACCGCATACCACGCAAACAAACTCGGCTGATTTTTCAAGTCGTCGTTGATAGTCTCCTCACTACACTTCAACTCAGTCTGATAGTCGATAGTGTAGGTCTTACCACCAACGACCAACTCCACCGGAAAGAACTCTTTTTTCATTTTTCCTCTCCTCTATTTTTTAGTTAACCTCAACTAACTCACCCCAGTTTGTCCCAATTGCTACATCAACCTTCACTGGAACGTTGACCCAAGGAAAATCAAAACGCTCCATCTCCTCATAGATTATAACAAGCATACGTTCAACTTCGTCCTCAAAACAATCAAACAAAATCATATCATGAACGTTCATGACCATCCGGGACTTCAAACCATCTTTACGCATTCGTTTCCACACACGTACGGTCGCATCAAGTGCTAGGTCACTCGCAGTTCCTTGAATCGGAGCATTTACTGCCTCACGAAAGAACGCTTCCCACTCCGTTTGACTTTGTGCAGTATCTATCGGAAAGTATCGACGCCGCCCAAAGTACGTCTCCACATACCCCATCTTTTGCACCTGTTTTCGAACCTGGTCCACAAACGACCGAACCCCCTTATACTTCTTGTAGAAGGCCGAGATTCGTTCATCTGCCTCGGCCAACGATATCTTTAACTGCTTTGAGAGACCGTGGGCCGACTCACCATACACAATCCCAAAGTTCACACTTTTCGCTTCAACCCGTTGCTTGGCCTTTTCTAAGTCCGACAAATGGTCATTCGAACCAAAAATAGCTCTCCTGGTCATCTCGTGAATATCTAATCCATTACGAAACGTCGAAACCAACTCCGGGTCTTTAGAGTACATCGCAAGTACTCGGAGTTCCATCTGTGAATAGTCGACTTCAATAAACATTCCGTATCGAGAACGAAAAACAGGTCGTATCTCCTTCGGAATGTTCTGGAAATTTGGCCTCTGACAAGCCAGGCGGCCTGTCGCTGTTCTAGTCAGAAGATATTCACCCCGAACAACTCCACCCACACCAATACTAGAATAGGGAACCAGATAAGTTCCAAGAATCTTTTGGGCAGCTCGATACTGCAACAAATCATCGACAAACGGATGCTTACTCTTAACGGACTCAAGAGCTTCCTCATCCACGGACACCTCTCCTGTCCGTTTAGTTCGTTTCTCGGGTACGATTTTCATTTCACCGAGAATCTGCTTAACATGGCCACTAGAGTTAAAGTTTAACTCCCGAACCAACGTTCTCGAAACTTTCTCAACCTCCGGGTATGATAATAGTTTCTGCAACAACGCCTGTAAACGTTCCTCATACGTACGACTAAACTCCTGCAACCGGTCAAAGTCCAACGAAACACCTTCAAGTTCCATCTCAATCAACGCATACACAACAGGTGTAAGTATCGTAGTTAGAAACTCAAACGCCGAACTTGATAATCTCTGCTGATAGACCTTGGACAATTCGTTAGTTACAAACGCGTCCATCGCATTATAGTCCGAAATCTCTGTCAAACTTTTTTCAATCAATACGCTAGTGTCAATCTCCCAACCACCAAAGTCCGTGTACTTCCACGCGCACTGGTGCAGACCCAAAGGACTATTCTTACCATCAAGAAGAAACGCCGCTAGTTGAGTATCCATCCACAAATTCAACGACCCCACGCCATAACGAGCCTTCAGATATTTCAAATCGAACTTCGCATTCTGAGCTACTAACTTTATCCGCGAATCAACAAATAGAGGACGAAGAATGTCCACAATATCTTCATGACAATCCTGATTCGGGCTCTCCGAATGGACCAAGGGAACAAACCAGGTTTGTCCATCTCGTAGAGTAAATGCGATTGAAATAACGGAAGCGTCTGGACTTAAAGGGTCAAGTCCAGTCGTCTCAATATCAAAGGAAAGAACTGCCCCACCTTCTCTCCGACCGGCCTCGTCCAAAATAGACTGAACCATAACTTCAGCCTGTCCTTTACTCTCGATTATATTATAAGGGACTTTGTGGGAGAAGTCAAGAAATTTTTTAACTTTCTTCATTTCTTCTAGATATAGTGTATCTAGTTTCCGACTCTGGTCCCGCAAGATGTAGGACGGATGGTACATCACATAGAACCGACGTCCGTCCTTGAAAAATCCATACCCATGAGCTGAACCGACATGCCAGTGACCTAACAATGCCGTCACCGGAACATTACCAAGCAACACAATCAAGTCCCCACGAAACTTCTGAAGGTCAGATTCTAAGTTTCGTGAACAACACACGATTTCTAGATCGGACGGAGGACGATTTGATGCAACCCGCTCAAGAGGTCGTAACTTAACTGGAGGTCGACAACGAACAACATTGGTAAACGCACACTCCTCTTCGGTCAATCCAGCAAGACGAATGAACTTTCGAAGACAACGACCCGCAGGACCAACAAACGGGGTTCCTTTTTCAACCTCTTCCGCTCCCGGAGCTTCACCAACAAACAACACTCGAGCGGTCTCGAGATTCGAAGATGGTGGAACCTTTCCCCCAGGACCCTCAATACCGAGAGGACACTTCAAACATGGGTCAGGTCCCAGTCCACTCCCTGACACTGACTTCGCCTTCAAGGTTCCATCGGTTAGAAACGTACGAATCTCAGAAAGGGAGTAAGGACGATACTCAAACGTTGGCCCACGTGATAATTTCAAACCGAACTCGTCCTCAATCTCACGAGGGGTGAGTCGTTCGAGCTCCTCAAAGAAGACGGATTGTTCTTTCCTTGACCTACCCATTCTCACAGCCCTGCTTGAAAAACTCTTCAAAATCGCCCTGTACAGCTACGTCATACACAAAATTACGACCTAAACGTTTCCGTTCACTATTCAACCAGTCCTCAAACAAAGTCCACGCCCGTAAGCACGCCTCAATCCGAAGCCAAACACCCTCGGAGAGAAGTTGAAAACGCTCAATCTCAATTCCACCCATACCCATCTGCTCGAGCTTCGTTTCTAAGTACTTACTCTGTCGGGTCGATTCAAGAACTTGGTATGTCCGAGGATTCGTAGGTGTTATCGGTACGGACGTAAGCTTCATTCTTGACAATTCATCAAACACATAGATAGAACCATACGCAGCGGCCTTCGTTATAGTTGCGTCAACAGAGTGCCAACCGTGGGAACACAATATATCGGGCATACAAAGTCCAAGCATGTGAACCCATCCATCATAGTTATAGAGCTGGAGTTTCTTGAATAACTCCACAACAGCTTGTTTCTTCTTAACTGGACTCTTCACCCGTCCGGAAACACCGCCAAACGCAAAGTACTTACACCCACTATCAACAAACGTTTGAACCCACTTCGAGTCCTCACCGTAATGAAAAACAGGAACCACAAAATCCAGTTTCCGTTCCTGCGTTAGATACAAATAGTTCTTCCACGATAACTCCGCTGCCTGGTCCACCTTCCCCTTCGAAACCATACCAACTGTAAGTTCTTCCGACGTTGGAACTGGAATCACATCCAGATTAAACGCATACACTGAGTGAAAATTGTATCGGTTCCGAAAATAGTCCAGAAAATCGGCGTACGAAACAACATCAATAGTTACACCCTTCGTCATAACTGTAAAAGCGCCCGAATCAACCAGAATGTCCATACGTGAACATAACTCAGGTCCGAGTGCTACGGCTAATCGTTCAAACAAGTCCATATTGTACGCATAACTGACCAAAACATGCCGGAGATAGCCGTCAGCAGCAAATCTCTCAATCTTATCCCGACGAATTGGGGGCATAACGAAATACACTCTAAAGTCCGAATCAACCATCGTAGTGTCCTTTCCAGGCAATCAACTGCTCCATGACCGTATCATCTGAACGAACGAAAATAGATTTCCCAGGGTTTACGTAAAAGGTATCAAATCTCTTAACCGCATCAAGAAAAAACTCAGCGTCCATTCGAAAATCGACATCACCAGAATACTCACTCAACAATAAATAGTCCGTAAATCCACGAGTAGTCCTAGATTCTTTATGACGAATATCGTACCGGAGAAGGTCACCCTCACGAACTAAATGAACATCGGATGCCTCTCCACGGTCGTCATAGAACAAGGAACGACAACCAAGAATCGAAGCCTTCTGTTGTTCGGAAAGCCCCAACTTGAAAAACACATTAGAACTAAGAGCCTCAGATCGAACCGTTTGGAACGTTGAACTAAACGACGGCATCTTAACATCCCGAAGGACAAAGAACGGAGCAAACTCGGAATAGAAAAACAAGCACACTCCTGAGTTGATTCCAATCCCACACGGAACCTCCGACAACGCTGGTATCTTCCGAAGAAAGACCGCCGGAACAAAGAAATTATCACCCGTACCAAGCGGTTTGTTTAGAGGATGACTCGTTATTCTAGTATTGTCCGACGCATAAAGCATGTGGTCACATTCACTATACCAAACACCACCAAACTGCGACTTGTACGCATTATCAGATACGCTAAACGCTAACTCGGACAGAGCAGGCAAAAAAGTATCAGCCAGTTCAATAAGCTCAGTGCTAAGTAATGTCGTTACGTCCCACGGCGTGATTGGTTCACCCCGACCAAACTTAATCTTTGAACGACCCACCGCGAAGGTCACAAGATTATCACCAATCTCCACTTGAAACGCCCCGCGTCCATTCTTGGACTCTAGAAATGTTAGTAGGTCTGGAACCACCATGCTACTTATCCCAATCGGTTCGTCGGAACGAACAAACGAATTTTCACCAAAGTAGACAGCACCACCCCACACTGCCGTAGTTACAATATAGTCCCGATGACACACAATCATGTTACTGGCTGGAATAAACTCTGAGGGGTCAACAAATCGCTTAAGCGTCCCCAAAACGGAAACCGTTTTTTCAACATCTAAAGTTTCCATAAGTTGTGCCTCCGTAAAGTGGTCTCTATCTCATGCGCACGTTGGGAATCATACTCACCATTTCGAACCTTTCGAACATAGTCCTTGATACCTGGCCACCTTCTAATATCAGAATGAAACGTTATGTCGAGTCCATTATTGTCAAACGCAACCCATTTCCGAAAACAAGCGGGACATTGGCCACAAGGAACAAGGGTCGAATCCGCCTCAAAACAGGAGAACGCCTTATAGAGAACATCAATTGGACACTGTTCACGTCCTTGGGACAGATACCACCCCACCATCTGTGCTTTTGTCAAGTCCTTAAACGGACTATCCACCACAATCTTTCTTCCATTCAGGAACGACAACAACTCGGAGGACTTTAACAAAAACTCCATCGACCGGTCAGGAATGGACTGCTCACCCTTTTGAAACACCATGTAGACCGTATCTCCGTACAGCGCACCAATCATCGCCAGAAACATATTTCTCATCGGAATGTATGCATCAGGCTCTTCTTTATCGCCAAGATACAAACGCCGTTCAACAATCAGGTCCATGCCCAATCTCTTGGCCAGTGCTTGGGACGTAAAGTACTCCGATGCCCCGTACCGATGACCTAAGTGCACATGCACAACTCGAGGTTTCCCTAGAGCGAACCATGCGATTAACGAATCCAAACCTCCACTAAACATCAGAACCGGAGGACGCTCTCGTTGGTCCATCATTTCCCCCAACGTAACAAATGTACCAGATTCTGATAATCCTCATCTTTTGGAAGGAGTAGCCGTGGAACAAGTTCCCAAACACTCCGCTTCTTACTACCAGGAACAATTCGTTTTCTCATTACTTCTACCGACGTAGGACGATCATAGAACTTTCGAGGGTCGGGAACCCCCGCCATTTCTGCCGCCCACTGGGACAACAATGTCGAGCCGCACTGACGACATAGTTCAATTGTTCCATCATCCAGAATTCGAGGATTATCACAACTAACAGTCAGTTCAAACGGAAACCCCAGTTTCTCCCCAAGTATCCACTCCTCCGATTTCATAATCCTCTGAAGAACTGGAACATACTCAATTCGGCCACCAACGAGAGTCGAGTATCGGGTCATCTCCATAAAGGACTTGATAAAATACTCGGAGTTATCCGGATAGAAGCCTTCTTCTGAAAGACTACTCATCCCTGTTACAATGTACGCTCGACCAAACTCGTTCGAAAGAATCTTTTGCTCTGCAAGCGAAGCCAGAACAGCTAAGAAAATCGCATTTCTGTTACTAACCCACGCAGTCGTCGTTTTGATAAAACCATCTGTTCCAGTTTCTAGGGGTATCCCGGAACGAATCAATGATGAGGGGTCGTTCTTGAAAATCAACTCGAGGTCTATCCCTCTCCACTCACACCCCATATGTTCTGCTAACCGTACTGATGCCCGGGCCTCCGCTTCTCGACCTAACTGACCATAGTTGAAGTTAACCAGAACTACGTCATACCCTAAACGGTTCATGATAAACGCAGATAGACCAGAATCAATTCCGCCCGAGGACGATACTAGAACAACTGCCTTCGAACTTGCTGTCTCCGGCCTCCACACGGGATGATAACGATTCGGCACAAAGGTCGTTATCCGCTCCATTCCGCTATCTAAATCGATCTCACGAATCGTGTTTCCATCCTGCCAATGATAATACCAATCTTCCCACACATTCATTCCACACCGAGGAGCGTTCGATACCATCTGAACTACTTTCTCAACAGCACTGAGTGACGAATGTAGGATAACCCCACGTCCCCGAATACAACAAATCGCCAGTGGCTTGAAATCATTGACACAGAACAATCGATTACTCCGCTGGTCATAGAGCAGAAACGCAAATCCACCCACCATCTCCTTCATAACGGCCGACATATCGCCTTTCGCCTGGTACGACTTCAGAATCACCTCACTATCGATCTCCGTTTGATAATCCGTATACTTGGAGACCACGAAGTTCGCAACAGAGCCGTTATGCACTAGGAACAAACCATCATCAACGTATACGATAGGCTGAAGATTCTTTTCTGAACTCGATACTTCGGTCTCGGGCTGCGCCCGAAAGTTAGCCAGAATCAAACTTCCACGTTTCGGCTGCTCGGCCTCAAACCACTTCCGTACTTCTTCCCGCTCGTCTCCGTAGGGATGAATGGACCGATACTCTTTTATCACCCCAAAACGTCGAACATCTGGAATCAAGGTAATACCAAAACCGTCCTGGCCTCGTTTCTCCGCCTCTTCAAACAACAAATCACAGTGGTCCCAACTAAAGGCCCCATCGCGGTTCCATATCGATACAATTCCACACATCACACAACCTCCTACAACGACTTTCCCCCATCAATCACAAAATCAGCGCCGGTAATGTAACTGCCCGACTCTGAGCATAGAAACGCTACCAGTTCGGCTATCTCGCAAGGATGGGCAGGACGCTTCTTCGGAACTTGGAGAACCAACTCGTCCGGAACTGGTTTATTGATATCAACTAGATTCGTCGGATATGTGAGTCCCGGAGAAACAGAGTTGATACAAAGATGACTGAACAGTTTCGCTAACGACTTCGTTAACATAATCAATCCGGCCTTACTAACACAATACTCTACAATATCGATATCGGACTCCGCTCGACTACCAGAGATAGAAGCGATGTTGATAATCCGGCCGCCATCGGGCATCTTCGCTATCACCGCCTGAGATAGAAAGAACGGAGCACGTAGATTCGTATTCAGAACTGCATCGTAGTCACCAACGGAAACAGAACCAAACCGATGAAACGGCATTATCCCTGCATTGTTCACCAGAATATCAATCGGAATGTGCTCAAGTTCCTCACAAAGACCTACAAGTTGCTCCATCTGTGACAAATCAACTTGTCGTTCCTCAAGACGACACCCCCTCGGAATCTGGTCGTCCCGCATGTAGGAACGTCCTACGTGTAAAAACTGAGCATCCGGAAACAACTTAAACAAACGTTGTAGAATCGCTAATCCGATACCCTGATTTGCTCCTGTTATAACAATGTTCATCTCACCTCTCTCCTTCAAAATAGTAGCGGGAGTTATGGTCTTGAAAAACAGAAAGGCCAAATTCTCTCTGTTCAGTACGAACAAAATGCTCGGCCATCCACCAGTAACTCCAAAAGCACCCAGGACACTCCTCCCGGTCAAGCCAGTTCGCTTCCTGGAACTCTTGAAAATTCGCCCTAACATCAAAGATGCTAAACTTTGGTGAACGTGTTCCACGACGATATCCACAAGCACGCATTCGTCCATCCGAATCCACAGAGTAGATTAGGGGTAACGAACAATGCCAGGACATATCCCGACCATACTTTATAGCGTCATCGAAATACTCTGGTGGGTTCTGAACCTTAAGTTGGCCAGCTACGACAGCCTCTTTTATCATAAGCATTGTTTCGTCATACCAGTTCTTATCTTCTGGCCGAAACAAGAACTCCGGTATTTCAGACTCCAGTGGAAAGAAATCAAACCCCCCGCCCTTGTTCCAATGAATCAAGTTACAACCAATCCAGATACCAGCGTCCGTTAGTTTCTGCATCGTTGAAAATATAGAACCCAAGGTCACTCGAGAAATAGTTAGGGTTCCCTGATAGTCCGGTACCCCAAGAGCCTTCATTTCCTGAAGAGCGTAATATGCTCTTCTAGATTTCACACCCATATCTCCAAGATTGTTGAGTTGGGAAAAGTCCAAAGTATCACAACCACAACTAAAGTTTTTCAACCCAGCCTCGACTAAAGGACGTTTCAACTTGTCATACAACCCTGGAGAGCAACTCGAGTATAAAGCATACGGAGTTCTCTCCTTCAACCACGAAACAAACTCAACAATCCCAGGAACGGCCAGCGTTTCGTTTCCTAGAATTAAGTGAAACGAGCACCCCAACTCGTCCAACTCCGAAAACGCACGCTTCCAACCTTCAACATCCAGCTCCGGTTCTTCTAGTTTGGAGTCCCGTAACCGACAATACGAGCAACGCATGGGGCAAAACCTGGTTAGATAAACACAAGACATCTGATACTGACGCAACATTACTTCCCTCCCCTAGAGATAAACGAAAGAAACTCATCCCGGGTCGACAGTTGTTTACGAAACGCCCCACCCATATAACTGGTGACCATCGTAGCATTTTCTTTGTTAACCCCCCGAATCATCATACACAAATGCGTGCCTTCAACCACAACTCCAACACCCAACGGTTCCACTACCCGCTCAAATGTTTGTCCTATCTGCATTGTCATTCGTTCTTGAATCTGTAGACGACGAGCAAAACAATTAACCAACCTGGCCACCTTCGAAACCCCAACGATTTTCTTGTCGGGAATGTAAGCGAAGTGGACGACCCCATAGAACGGCAACATGTGATGTTCACACATTGAGTAAAACCGAATGTCCTTCAGAACCACCATCTCATCATAAGTCTGGGCTGTAAACGTTGTATCAAGTATCTTTTCCGGGTTCTCTTGATAACCACAAGCCAGCTCGTCCCACATCCGAGCCACACGGGTTGGGGTATTCAGTAGTCCTTCTCGTAATGGGTCTTCCCCAATTGACCGGAGCAACGCCACAACTCCCTGACGACGGCCCTTATCCCCAACATCGGAACAGGTTTCCCAAGGGAACCAATACCACGTCCCTTCCGCTTTCTCTTCTTCTGTTTTGACAAACAACGCATACGTCTTCAAGTCCAACTGCTTTTCCTTCGCCACGTCCTCAAAGAACGTTAACGTAGCTCCACTATCCCAGATATCATCAATTACCGCTACTCGGTCCCCACGAAACTCGTCCATCCAATCCGCGGTAAAGGGGTCAACAATTCGAAACATGAGCGAGCGTTGTTGAAGTGATTCGAGCATCGAGTGAACCTGCACAGCCGGATAGATACCACCTCGAGACACCCCAACAACCGCGTCCACGGCAGGTCGTTGTGCCATAATACTTCCCACCACATCCCGAACAGCCGCCAACACTTCCTCAAACGTGATAATTCTAGTGCCCATCTCAATCCACCATCGAAGGTTCGACCAACAAACACTTTGCCTTGTTAATCTTCAAGGGGACACTCCACTTATCCGCTATCTCACGTCCCCCGGCCAAATAGATACGACAATCTTGAAAACCATCTTCTGACTCCACCCGCGCCTCCTCTTCTGATTGATTAAAGGTCAAAATGATGTCCGCATCCCGCATCGGCTCAATCGAGTCTCCGGAATCAACCAATCCAATCACCTCAACTTCCCCACCCTTTGATAACGTACCCCGTGTCGATTGATGAATCAACCAGATTGCCAACTCATACTCTTGAGCCAGTGCTAACAACTCCTTCGTAATCTGACCTAGTAACGCATACTTTCCACCCTCCTTATCCAACAACTTTCCAGCCGGACCCATAAGTCCTAAGTAATCGATAAGCAGCACATCAATCTTTAGATTTTTCATGTTTCGTAGTTTTTGTAAGTGGGCCTCAATCGTAGCCGATGTACACTTAACCGGTGGGAAGTGCTTTACGACCAATGTACCACACTGCATCGTAGTGAAAAACTCAGTTACTCGTTTCCGTACTTCTTCCTCATTCTCCCGAAGCTGGTCCTTCGCAATCCCTGAGAAATGTGCATCATAGAGAACTTGGGTCCTGCGTTCTGTACTCTCCATACCAATGTGTAGAACGTTTCGTCCCCGGAGAAGCGCACCACGAGCAAAGTTCACTAACGTAATGGTCTTTCCACGTTTCGTTGGACCCATCAAAATGCCCAACTCCCCAATGGCCAACCCACCACCTAACCGCTGGTCTAGAGACCCAATACCTGTTGGAACTGTTATCTCACCACGATACCAACCACTTTTCCGCTCTTCAAGACGTTGTTCCAATTCCTCGTAGTAGAACGAGCCCAGTTCGTGAGTCACTTCCCCCAGCATCACCGCGTCCTTGACTTCCTTCAAAATCCCAACATAGTCTCGCTTCTTCTGGAGTAAGTTTATACTCCGAAGAATGGCCAACTTCACCATCTGATATTGCGCCCAAGAGACAACCTGGTCCCGAACATACCGAAAATCAGGAACTTGCGCACCAGCAATCATAAGTTGTGCGTATTGTTCCGTGTACACTTCTCGGGGCAACGGACGAGCCGAATTATCAAGAAACACATCCAATTCTTGCGTAAACTCATCAAACTCAATACACCGACCGTACCGGTGATAGAAGTTTAACATAATCTGAACTAAATCGCTCAACACTTGATTCTCAAAGTACTGGGGCTTCACCAACTCCCGGATCATTAGAAACGATTCCCGGTCATAGAACATCATTTCAACAATCTGTTTCTGTATCTCCTCGGTAAAATCCGCAGCGTAGGTGGGTTCTTGTGCGTCAGACATACTTACCTACCTCACTATCCGCAACGACCGAATCCAGAACATCTCGTGCTTTTCGCAACTGATAGTAGTCTTCATCAGATAGAGGCAGTCGCTTCTGCATCGAATTGAAAATACTACTCCCCTTCGGCACTTCAACCATCCGAAGCAACGGACAAGTTGCGACATACGCACGAGTTACCATTCCACACCGTAACATGACATCTAGAATATCCAGCGCCTCCTCGACAGTCGGGGGTCGTCCCAGTTGCTTCTTCTTTGCGACCAGGACGGAGAGAAATGAATATCCTGAGTTCAAAACTGACGAAAGAAAGTCCCTCGACGGACGACTATAGAAAACTCGTTCTCGGTCAGACTCTAATTTGTACTGTGCCTTAATCCGCTCTTTGTATAGAAGAAATCGTTCAATCGCTTTATCACTCACCATCATATCAAACGTAATAGGAATCCCCTTTGACGAGCAGTAAGGATTCAGGACCTCAAACTGAGCCTTTAGAAAAATCTCAATCTCCGTTTCTAATGCCACAACTAGTAGAATAAGTCGTCGCATCTTTGCTTCAGCTTTCGCTCGAGCCTTAGAGGAACCAAACATTCGTCCTTTGTAGAACCAGCTCGTACGGTGTTGATAATAGTTACAGTACGAAACAAAGGTATCGGCGATGTGGCGATAAGTGTCCGGTGTGGAGAGAAGTTCAACACACTGGAAACTTTCTGCTTCGTTAACTGAAGCAAAGTGCTTTTCACTCATCCTTCTGAAACTTTCTCTCTAACGGGACTCTTGTCCCGTTAGAAACGCCCTGCGTTTCGCGCTGCTGAACATTCTCTGCACATAGTGCTAAAGCACTATGTTTGAGAATAAAAAATTCTTTCTTGGACATTATGAGCTATTGTTTCTCAATTTGCCCATTGCGCCGATTGGAACCATTGGAACCATAATATAATACTATGGAACCGAGGGACTTTGAACATGAGCAAGTCAAACGACTGTGTTTTGCTCCTTTCTTTTTTCCCATCAGAAACTCTTTTGCCAGTTTCACTCGAGTCTCAATGTCTGACGAAGGCTTTGGTGCTTCATAGATGATTCCGAGGTCTTGCGACTTCATCTCAAACCGGGAACAACCGACGAAGCATCAAACCTGCTGTTGGGGACGCCTTATCCAGTTTATGAACAATTCCATCAAACTCACGCACACTGATATGGTCCAGTTCAAACAAGAACTGAACCAAGTACTCTTTCATTGCTCGGACAGAAACTGGTTCGTCGGAGTTAAGAACGACGCGCTCGTTTACGAGCTGGCTTGGTGTAACTAACTTCCTCATTTTTCTCTCCTTTGTATGTCGCATACGAATGAGAAGATTCCCATACAGTTACACATTTGAGCCTTACTGACCCCGGTTCATCGTCGGTGTACCCTTCATCTTTGAGGTACTCAACAATTCGTTCCCAGATTATACGGGAGAGATTTTCACAAGTCGGTTCGCCCTCGATTGTAACTATTCGGTCTGGAGAGTTCAATGTCTGTGCGATAGCGCGATACAGCTCGGCATCCTTCGAATTCAGAATAAGTGCGTGGTCAAACAAGTCCAGGATAGACACATCAATAACGTCTCGTAGGTCAGCAAAGTCCAAAAGCATACCGGTAACGGGGTCAGCTTCTCCTTCGATTTTCACTTCAACTTTCCAGGTATGGCCATGCAGGTGCTGGCACTTGCCGTGGTGATACCGTAACCGGTGTGCCGCATCAAACGTAACCTGATACGCTAATTCAACCATTACGACCTCCTTTCTTTTCTCCTTGTTGAAATGGTAACTAATCTCCGTTTGGACGGATTAGAGGTTTTCACTCGTTGTGAGTAGTATGGGACTACTAAGTATGTCCTAAGGGGATTAGTAGAACCATATGTCCCATATGAGGGACATTCAACCGTTATCACTAAGTAGTCTTTTGTGGTATTAGAAGAGGGACTCTGTTTCCGTTTCCTTCGAACCTCTAATCGGCTTTTTCCCGGATTAGAAGATGACAACATCACCCTTCTCTGTTCGTATCCGATACACTCACTAAGTCGTTCTCGACCCACTTAGCAATAATCTTGTCCTTCACCACCCCTGGTGTAATACGAGCAACAACATAACTAACCAGTTGGGGTGGAAGACTGAGGAGTTTAGCTGTTTTCATGACGGAACGATTCTCCGAATAGCATGTCCCAATCCTGACAGCATTCTCCTCGAAGAACTTCTGTCGTTTCTCCGAACTAGATTTAGGCATCTTGTTACCTCCCTGTAAAACCTTCCGAGTCATAGACTCGTTTCCGTTCCTGCGAATGTTTATCAAGATACTTTGAACGGTCATTGAAATCAATTACACGGAGCGTTGAGCCATCTTTCTTCTTCCGAAGTCCTCGACCAACCCTTTGTATCGTTTTGACTTCGGAGGCACCACCCGTTCCGATTATCAATACATTTATCTCGGGCAAATCCACGCCTTCATCATAGATAGTTGACGCAACTAGGACGAAATCACCCTCTTGGTTGAACTGTTCTTTCTTGTTTGTTCGATCCGAACCACAGGATTGACCACTAAGAAAGTATGCAGGTACGTGGCGTTCCTCAACCAGTTTCTTGGTCAGAACCTCTCCATGAGCAATGTATCGGATAAGAATCATCACCCGTTCCCCTGCTCGAAAGGCCTTCTCCGCTTCGTCAAGAATCATTTTGTTTCGTATCTCGGACTGAACAACACCGTGTAAGTAAATCTCAGGCCAACTCCCGGTACTGATGACTTCAGGATTATCAAGTATGGTCACACGAATCTCTGATAGATATCCGTCCTCAACTAAGTCCATTGTTCGTTTAGTATAGATTGGGGGGCCAAACAGAGCCAGCATTTTCATGTTTGAGACTTCATCACGACGAAGAACTGTTCCAGACAATCCATATCGAAACCTAGCCCATACTGTTTTCTGACCAATTGCGTACCAACTTGAGGCCGATGCATGGTGACACTCATCTTGAAAAACAACTTCAGCACGGTGGAGGAGTAGGAGCATCTCCTCTCGAGTTCTTTGGTCCTTGGACTTAAGTCGTGCGTGAACAGATTGAATCGTAGCCACAATGTAGCGTTTTTCAACATCATACTCACCATCACCAATCTTACCAACTGGTATGCCCAACCTATCGGAAAATCTACTAGCAGTTTGGTGTAGTAAGTCTTGTGTGTGTACGAAAAATAAAGTTGGTCTATCTAGGCACTTGATAATTCCGGCCGCTACTTCTGTCTTTCCCGAACCAGTGGGCAGTTCCAGAACACCACATTGTTTTCGAAGTGCTTCTTCGATAGCTACAATTTGATAATCTCGGAGTGTGATACCATTTAAGAGCTTATCCGGAACGGGCTCTAACATTTGTTTAGTGTAAACAATTGGGGGTCTTGGGTCCAGGATAGTATACTCTAATCCTGTACGTTGAAAGAACTCAGTAACGATAAAAAGGAGACCTGTGGGAAAGTGGACAGTTGGAGTTAGTTTTAGAAAGTGTGTCTTTCCGTCCCAAAGATGAGCACGATACTGTGGTGAGAACCAATAGTTCGGATGTGTAACAGTTAATTGTTCTTCCAGTCCCGGCGGATAGTCATTCATCTGAGAGAAAACGTTTCCAATAGTAATGACGTAGGACGTATTTGTAGACCGCTCGTCAACCATTTCTTCTCTTAATGTTTTCTTATCATTGTCGTTACCGAAAGAAAGGAAGAGTGAGGAGAATGTAATGAGTTGGGGTTTATTACGGAGAGAATGAGAAGGGGAAGGGGAAGCGCCCTTGTGATACCTTGCGAGAAGGTTTTTTGATTCCGCAACTCTTCTCCTCACTCTACTATTATTATAGTATACTCTAAATCAGAAGTCAAGTAAAATTTCCAGGTTCAACGAAATTCGGTTCGTAGTCGTAACAAACAAATTGTAAAAGGCCCGGTGCATCATGCACTTTACATTCTTTCCGGCACGAACGACAAAGTGGGTGGACAGGATACAAACCCTCTCGGGTTTCCCGGTCTTCCTCAACCTCTACTGGAGAGGAAAGAACATCGTCTTCCAGGTCTAGGCTGGAATTCCAAGTGAGACTCATTCCCCTACTCCTTTCTCCATAGTCGTTGGAATCGTTACTCTAGATTCCTGACTAAGTTCTTGAAGTTTTTCACTGAGTGGCTTGAGTACTTGGACCCAGGACGGATGTCGTCCTTCCTGCAACTCTGCACTAATCCTAGTCGTTAGACGGACCGCACGTTTTTCGTGGGGACGGTTGGCCCAGTGCCGGTGATAATCCCCAAACCATAGATTCTGGTGAATGTCTCGGATGTGCTTAAACTCATGACACGCGGCCAGGAAGAAGGCTCTGGTTGTTTCCATCGGAGTGTGGGTCTTGTATGGAATGTAGAGAGTAACGAAGCCTTTACATGGTATGTACGGCATCGTAGCACTTTTAGGAGGCCGGATACCTATTGTTGTCGCATGAATCAGATTTGCTTCATCCGCGAAACCATGGACCCGACTGCCCCACCGGACAAGAACTGCGACCTTACGTGGGACACAACCTACAACTTGTTTCGCAAGGTCAAGAACTGGAAGAAGAATATCATCTGGGATTCTTGTCTTGTTATGGACTAGCATTCCGACCCTTTCTTTTCCTGTTCCTCTTCGTAGCATCCCAAGCACTGCGTATCCGTTTTCATAAAGTCGTCACGCATCCACCGACCACAGGTATCACATCTCATCAACGGGTGATAACGCAGGATACTTTTGATACTGACCGCAGGAGCATCGGCCTTATAGTTGGTGCTTAAGAGTACTTTTGCGTTCTCCGCTGCTTTCGCTTTCTTCTGCTGACGGAGTAACTGCGAAACTTTTCGCTTCATCCGGTTCAAGCGAATGGAGAACCTTTTCTCAAAGTCCTTACTCCGGGGGTGCTGAATCGACTCGACCAACTGGAACTTTTCATTGGAAAGGAGGACGGACTTGTTGGCCTCGTCAACGGTCACAACAAACTGAATGTCTGGGCCGTAGTTCGCTACCCACCGGTCTCCGGTACTCTTGAAAAGATACTCTTCGAGCACCGCCACGAATTCGTTCGTGGAGACTGTCACCATTTCGTTACACCTCCTTTAATATAAGCTGGGGTCATGTTCGAGCCCCTGTATGAACAACGGCTTGGTAAACCCGGCGGGGATGCCCACGTGGTGGTGGGCCTCAATAAACTCATTGTCCCAGTTAGCGGGAACCAACCACACAGGCCAGACCCGCGGGTACCGGATAAAGTAAGCCTTGAGCCCGACCTCTGCGGCCAGCAAGGATATTCGTTCTTCCAGCCGCCGGAGTCGCTTGTCTTCCCGGGGCGTCAGGTCTCTCTCGCAGGACCGCTCGTAGAGCCCATGGAGGGCCTTTACATCCGGCCTCATCCTCGCCATCGTGCGTGCGAATCGCCGCAGGGTCTCGAATTCTTCCTGTGTCATCTTACACCTCCCATTGTCTGTCCTCGCTGTGCCGTCGGCCTCCGGCGTAATACGGCTTCTGTTTTTGCTCGAAGTCTGTCCTGGGCCTCTTTGAGCTCTTTCTGCATTTGTTCTGGGTCTTTCTTCGGAGGTGTGGAGGTGAGAAAACTAACCATCCAGCGGTTGAGGCCTTGATTAGTTTTTCTTAATTCTTGGCTGTCGTGCTCTTCCATCTTCCTTCCCATTCTCGATTTTATTATATAGGACTCGTTTTTAGAAGTCAATACCCCCTATCGAAAAATGTTGATTTTGTCGTGCTATCTCCTTTCAAACAAACAAGTTAACAATTTGAAAAAAATTATTTTTTGTGATTACTAAATGCACCATATTTCTGTGGAAATCGAACACATTGAAGTGTTAGGACAATCAATGACACCGAGGTGATAATGTTTGAAAGAGTGTTTCGTAGAATAACATCATCCACGGAACACTCGTTTCGTACCCTCTGGAAAACTTGACCAAGAGTCTGCAGTCGAACAATGATGTATGATAGTTGCTGTTGCCTTGAGGGATTCGGTCTCCGGTACTCTTGAAAATTAATCGTTATCTGTTGAACCCACAACGGAAGGTTTGGAAGAGAGAGGAGAAGAAGTTGGTCATAGACCTGTTCAAGAGCCATGTGTACTTGCATAACTTCGTAGTACCTCGGCGTTCTTGATAAATTAGAAACGAACATCCGTTCACGCCAGTTTCCCATCTCGTCACGAAGTTTCTGTGTATACTGCATCACAGTCGTTATGGCGTCTCCGATTGTTTCTTGAACGTCCTTAGAACCCCAAAGTTGTCTCCGGCCCATGTTCACTCACTTTCACCTTCGAGGAGTTTATGGTTCTGAACTTGTTCTAAAATCCAGTCATAAGTTTTAACCAGACCGTCGTATAGAGAATACGAAGGACTCCAACCCAACTTCTCCTCAATTAACCGATTGTCCGAATTTCGTCCCATTACACCACGTGGACCCGGAACCATCTTGAACCTGATGAACTTCTTTCCAGCGATTTCAGCAATCATGCCCGCTAACGTTAGAATTGTCACCATCTCTTCAGAACCGATGTTGACCGGGCCAGTGAAGTCAGACTCCATGAGTAGACGAGTTGCATTGAGGCAGTCATCGATGTATAGAAATGAACGGGTCTGTTGGCCTGTTCCCCAAATCTCTACTGTTCCATCCGGTTCGGCCTCAGCAATCTTTCGACACAGTGC